ATGCCATGTATCAATACTAGCGTCTAGATCGGCCTCGAATCCCGTAGGAGTCAAAAGCTTGAAATTGAGCAACCCCGACATGGCATAGTTATTCTTATTCAGAGCGATAAGGTTTTGGGTAGCTTCCTCCACCGCCACTGCGCCCCCGAAGCGGCCCTCGCCGGGGCGCAGGGTGGCGACGTAGCCCGGCAACGGGCGCAGGCCACGGGTGGACTGGAGGCTGTTGTCAAAGTGGAAGAGGTGAGCGCCTGGCGGGACGGCGTTGGGCAAGCGGCTTGCGTTGACGTTTTTAACAGCGCGATCCAGCGGATCACCGACTTTGATGTGCGACGCTTCGATGGCGCCGCTCTGGATGTGCCGGGCTTCGACGGCATTCGCCTTAATATGGTCCGATTCAACAGCCCCGGCTTGAATGTGTTTGGACTCGATAGCCTCGGCCTTGATGTGACGGGATTCAATCGTGTCATTTTGAATATGATCAGCTTGGACAGCGTTAGCTGAAATCGCGTCCGCGCCCACTGCGCCGGCGGCGATGGTGCCCGCCGTCACCGAATTCGCGGCCAGCTTGTCGCTGGTCACCGCCCCAGCGGCAAGTTTCGCGGTGGTAATGGAGCCGTCTTTAACCTCGGCGGGAACTTCCACCACCCACGCGGTGCCCGTTGAACGGTAGAGCTGGTTGTCGGTCGTAAGGAACACGATCGCTCCTTGCGGATAGTCCGGATTTGGAAGCTCCGGCAACGCCGACACCAGCTCAACGGCGCGAAGGTCCCGGGCGAAGGCGAGCTTGTCGATGTACTTCACCGTCACCTGCACTTCCCGGGTCTCGCTCGAACGACCAAATACGTCATTGAACCGCACAATGACGGTCGCAAGGTCGCCGTCCGACAGTCCCGCGCTCTCAGCGTCGATCACGCCGCTGAGGACGGGCGCAGTCTGGGTGAACGAACCGGCAGAGACCGTGGTCGATTTCCAAGTAGACGGCACGTCCGACGTCACGGTCCAACGGATCTCCGCCCGGTCGCTCTTTACGGTGACAGTGGGCTGTGGCGGCACGGGACACGTTGCCTGTACAACGGCCGCCTGCGCAGAGTAGTTCCCGGCCTCATTCCTCGCCTCCACCGACACCTTGATGCTGGGCGAGCCATTTCCGCCGAAGTCGGCCGCGTTTTGGGCATAGGTGTAGCGGTAGCTCGTCCCAGCGACCTCCTCGGTCCTCACAATCTGGTCCGTCGCTGGGTCCATGATCCGCAGGCGATAGCGATAGGCCCGCAGAACGGGATTCCAGGTGATCACCGCATCAGGCCCCGAAAAGTCGATCTGAAGTCCCGTCACGTTTGCCGGGATCACCGTCGAGACGGTAATCGTGGCCGTCGGGGCCGTATCGAAGGGCGCACGGATGCCGTTGCGGTTCTCGCTGACGACACGGACTTCATACTGGCCCGGTTCCGCAAGCACGATATCGTAGCTGGGGGCCTCGGAAAGCTGGCTTCTCTGCCACGCAGAGTCGCCCACTCTCCTCCAGTACACAACCGCCCCGACGTAGAAGGCCGCGGTGGGCTCCGTCCACGTTACACGGATCACAGGCACAACCGTGCCGTCCCCCACGACCCGACTTACCTCGGTCAGCGCGAGATTGATCACGTGCGGCGGCGGGGCGACCGGATTCGGCAGACTCGTCTCCTTGCCGGGCTGGTACGGGACACCCCGATCATGGTAGATAGCAGGCACGTACTCCCGGCACCGGAGCGTCGCCTCATCCGTCTCCTCCTCGGCGATCTCCAGCACCCGGAAGAGCTTCTTCGACCAGCCGGGCACATCGTGGCTGACCTGGATGACGTCGCCCACCTCGACGTGAAGGGCGTCGATGCCGACGCGGAATTCGCAGAACGTGTTGGCCCAGAACGCCGAGTCGTGATAAAACCGCGCCATGCGGCCCGCCTGCCCGGGCCGGGTAATACCAAAGAGTGAGATGGTGCGGCTGTAGACCTCGCCGCGGCGGTCCTGATCGATTTCGTTGTCGTAGACGGTCTCAGACCGCTCCCAGTCAGCCTCGGGGTCGATCCACTCCACCCGGATCTGGTTGGGGATATCCTTACGCGAGGCTTTGCTGTAAACGAACGAGCCCTCGACGATGTTGTCCATGTCGAAGTGGTAGACGGGAGCCTCGGATTTCTCCACCTTCAGCCGCAGTTTGCCGTCGCTGTACAGCAAGAACGCCCGGAACGTAGCCAGCATGTCCTCAAGGGCGTCCAGCGACGATCGCTCATAGTCGATAACGTAGTCGAGGCGAAAACGCGGCTCCCGACCACCTTTGCCGTCGTCCACCAGCTCGTCACAGTATTGAGCCTCGGCCCGGAAGGAATCGAAATCGATACGGCTGTCCTCAATGCCCACGCCGTAACGGGTATTGCGGAGAAAATCCAGGATCACCCATGCCGGATTGTTGGTGTATTGCTCGACCCAGCCGCTTCCCGTCAAAACCGGCACTTTGCGGCCTTCGACCACACAAGTAATGGTGGGCGTGCTGGAAACCTGCTCGTTGGCCGTGAACTTGCACACGATGTACGCGGTGTACGGCCACCGCTCGCCAGTGTGTACCCAAGGATCGGCCTGTTGATCCGCGGTACCGAGGTAGACACGATACTCGGCGCCTTTGATCTCGGAAATGGGCGTATCGTTCACGCGGATGTCGGAAACGTCCTGAATCGGACCTTCCCCGAGACCGACGGCCATGTAGAGTGTCTTCTGGTCATCGCTCACCCGGTGATAGATGATGTTCCCAGCCACCCGCACCCGGCCGTAAATGATCGGCACAGGCATCACCTGGCTGCGGGTATTCATGAGTTCGCCGAATTCGTAGGTCGGCGACGCGGGCTGGGCCCTGCGCCGATCAAAAATGCTGCCCAACGCCGCACCCATGAGCACGGAGGACATAAGGGTGGTGCCAAGCAGCGTTGAACCGACTGCAAACGTCGCTCCTCCGATGATTGCTCCGATGAGAGCTCCAGCACCCACTTACACCAACCTCCTGGCTCCAGCAAGCTTCCTTAACCAGAACCCCGCGAGGCGGCTCACCATCACCCGCCGGCCCTCGAGCACGTGGATAAACCGATGTCCATCGATCATCACGCCACCGTGCGTCACAACGTCGTCACGTAAAGCGAAGTATATAAGGTCCAACGCCTGGAGCGGCGGCTCTGCGGGTCGGCCGACCGTGAGTAGCCCCCGCAAATACCGGCCCGGGTCACGTCGCCACCAGTCCCTCTCGATCGGCTCACCGTCGCCGTCCGGGACCTGGACGCCGACTGCGCGGTAGAACGAAACGATGAGGCCCAGACAGTCCAGGCTGTCTGGGCCTCGTCCATTGTGCTTGTAAGGAATACCGACATGCGCCGCGATGGCCGCGTCAATCGCCTGTTGGGACACTGAGAAAGCCTCCGAACCGGTGGCCATTGTTGAAGCGGCCGACGCACGATTCATCATAGCTCTTGTTACACCCCCGCCGAAGCGCGTACGGCTGGCCGACCTCCACAGCTGAAAACGGATAGTCCACGGTGATGGTTGCGCCGCTGCTGGCCAACACATGCCGGCTTTCACGACCGATGGTGAGCACTCCGTCCGCGAACCAACCATCCGGCTCCGAGCGGCCCGACAAGACCAAGGTCTTGCCGTCCGTGCTGATCCCCTGCACCGTCCCCGTGACGGTGACAGATGCCAAATCGATCCCGCACTCAGGGCTACCGAAGCGCCAGTTGCACAGCTTCCGATACCGCCGCCGAGGCGTGATGACTTCCAGCGTGTCGAGTCTCGAACGCACCGTCACCTGCACGGCGCCTTCGCTGATCACGGGGGCGTCCATCAGCCCATCGAAAACGGTCACCGCGTGGTCCGGATCGTCGAGCAAGTCCAGAAATACCTTGACGATCTTGAGCCGGCGGCCATTGAAGTCAGTGTGCGCGATGTAGGCGCTCAACTCCCGGGTCACATTGTCGAGGCTGACGGTGCACTCATCCACCTTGGTCTCGACGTTTGTTTTGATGGGCGTCCTCGACAGCCCGAGAGCGTAGTACGTGACCGGGGCTCCCTGCTCGTCGAAAAACTCAACGTTTTGGTCATAGGCGGCGAGGTACAGAGTCGCCTCGTCCAGGTACACTTGGTACAGCTCAATCGGCCTGTTTTCAGCCTTATCCTTTTCGGCCGCTACCTCCGGCGATAGATCCCTCATGGGCTATACCACCTCGATCAGAGAAAGGCCGTACTCGAACAGCACCTTCCACATGACCGTCCGGCTGAGGATATCTTGCTCAAAGCGGACGGTGTAGGTTCGCCCGTCGATCGGATTCGTCCAGAGAAAGGCCTCGTACGCGCCACGCCGGGCCACATAAAAAGACCAGATAGTGTCGGCGTCCACCTGGTCCTTCCGAAATCGCAGCGTCCAGCGCCGACGAGGGCTACCCTTCGATCGTCGCTGTTCTCTACCGCTTTCGAATAGGGTGATGAGGGTGCGAAACTGGATCGATTCGGTGATCTGCGACGGATCGCATGGCCAGATGAACCTCTCCATTTCCGCCCCACCTCAATCCAACGCAACAAACAGTCCCCATTGGGACGCCTCGGTGTCTGCAGGCATTAACTCTGTCTCATCGAAAAGTTCACGAAAAGACTCGGGGGCTGCGACCAGTGAGTTGGATCACCATTCGCAAGACGCCATGCCACCTCTACATCAGCTACGGCCACACTTGGACAGACCATCTTTATGGTTCTAACATCAGAGTTCGGACGGATGACGGTTTTCAGATTTCCTTAGACCTGAATCCAAACCTACGAGTCAAGAACAAGGCAACCGACCAATATGACGATGCAAAGGCCCTAGCGGACGGAGAGATTGCCCTCCTCAATTATGTTGAACTCACGGATGACCACACTCTCAAAGGAATCGGGACGCAATTACTCCGTCTAAGCCCGATCCCGAAGGAGTGGCTGCTAGTCCTAGAGTTAAACGGGACCCATACGTTTAAGGTCCGACCCGAGTATGAACGGCACAACGCTCTGGAGGTACTTAGGCTAAGAGTAATTCCGTAACACAGTACCCTTACATTTGCTGTCACCCATCCTTGATCACGAAACGGGCTCCGTGTCACCGTCCCATACTCACAGCCCGGATCGCCTTCCGCAGCTCACCGTTGCCGGCGATGTTTCCAAGCACCACCGTGGTGATGGCTTCCGGGTGGCGCCGGGCAAGGTCAACGAAGGACGCAGCATCGACCGCATTGATATGGTACACGTGGACGACCTCCTGCGATTCGCTGCGGCTCCGATCCCACTCGTCGAGCAACCGTTCGAACCGGTCGTTCTGCGCCCGGCTGAGCACTCGCTCGCCAACCTGGAGAATCGCCGGTACCTCATCAGATCGCAGCCCCGACACGATGCCGCCATCGTGCAGCACCAGCGCCCCGGCGCCGCCCAGGACTAAGCCGCCGGAGTGGAAAACAGGCAACCCGGACAGGACGCCCGGAAACCAGC